CCGTAGTGGTCCGAGGCTGTTCCCCCCTCAACCTAGCCTTTTGGCGATGATGGTTGAGGATTCAGTCAGCTCTGAAGGTTCCCGTTTAACCGCGGGTGCGTGAAGAGTGTCGGATTGCTCCGGTTATTAGGTGGTCGTTCAAGCCCTATGCCAAAACGACCCCGGGTGCCAGCCCGGTTATAAAGATTGGACGGGGAGTGAACCCCGAGAGAAAAGGGAAAGGGAGACTTGGTCGCAAGAACAGGGTGATCGGATTTACGTTCCGTTGCCGGGTTAAGGCAAGCAGACCACGCTGCCCCTGGATCCCAAGTGGTGAGTCAGCGCAAGGGGGGGTTCCGTCGGAATCCACGACCCACTGTGCAATCGGCCGTTCGGCGCTAGGAGTGACGTCTACGGACGTGTCCCGTCCCGAGTCCGGGCCCTGGATGGCAGTGTCCAGGTGCGAGTTCGATTGTTCAGCAAGTTGGGGGGTAATGGTCCCAACCAACCCCTGCGCGTTGTCCCCATGAGGGTGAAAGGGAATTGTCCAAAGGAAGGCAATGAAGCGGTGCATCTGTTTGGTGCTTACAAAGTCTCGGGTTTCTTGGAACCTTTGATCTAAAACACGCTGGGACTGCCCCGCCTCCAGCTAAAAGAATGTGGGGCATCTTTATCACGATGCACGACAATTTGAATTGTGATGAAGGGTGGGAGGTGGCGGCGTTCTTACGACTTCAACGCCTTAAAACGAAAAACGAAGTCCGTGCAAAGCGTTGTAGGGCGCGCTTGCATCCAAAACTACGTCCTACATCTTTCCTCGACCCTTCTCCCAACCTAGAGGTCGCTTCTCTCGCGATAAAGGTGACAAAGAAACAAAAGAGAAAGGAAGAGTCGGTTGACCCCGCCCGTCTGGCTTGGGACCGGTATTTGATACCCCCAAGACCCAGAAAATGGAAATACAAAGGGAATTTGGATGGGGAGGTGAGGGTTAGCTTTCGTGTGGAGTGGGGGACGTACCCGGATTTTCCGTATTCCGGTGCGCACCACTTTCGCGACAAGCTCTATGCGAAGCGCATCTCTCACGACAGCAGTGATGTCCTCCAAGAGGCTCTTGATCGGCTGTTGTGCGTTTGGGATGGCCCACCAGCTTACCCTGGTCCCCCTGACAAAGAAGAATTCAGTTGTTGTGCCCGACTGAAAGAGCATAGAAGGAAGGCACGTGCCATTGTGAAGCTCCTATGGGCCGATCAACGGCTAAAGGCGGTTCACCCGCTACCTAAAGAAATCTGTTGCGGTAGCCTCCGCAGCAGTATTCGGTCAATGTACGCTCAAGAGCTCACCGTTGCTCAAGAGCTTTCCATTAAAACCTCGATGAAAGTCGAAGTTCAACCGTGTGAATACTGCGAAGACCAGCAGGATTCCATAGTGGAAGCGTGGAAAAGGCAAAGGCGCCATCCGGAAGATGTCGACCAGCGGCATCTGGAGAAGTTTAAGAGGGCATTCGCTGCGAATGTCCCCGACGGGTGGGACGAGAAAAAAGAGCGTGTCTGTTTTGTCCCGAACGGACACGCGACAAACAAGTACTCGAGGAGAGAGGGCGGTAACTGGAACCGTCAGGAGTTTGGTATGGAGCCCAGCGTAGAGCTGATTTACTCCAAGGGCAAGCCAAGGATTGTGACTCTTTACCCGAGTTTCAATTCCGAGGTTCTCAAGCCTCTCCATACCTGTCTCTACTCGATCCTCAAACGGAAGGGATGGCTTCTTGTGGGTAGCCCTACCCGTGAAAAGCTTGCGCATCTATCCGAGGGTTGTGCCGGTGCGAACTGGCTCAGCTTTGACTATTCGTCAGCGACCGACAAGATTAAGTTGGCGTATGTACGCGCGATGATAGATGTGCTAAAGCAAAAGAGTGTGGGTTTGAGTGACGACGAGGTCCGGTGCTTGGACGTCCTCGGCGATCTTCGGATCGACGGGTTCACCGCAGAAAGCGGGCAGCCTATGGGGAGCTTGATGAGCTTCCCACTGCTCTGCTTGGTAAACAAGACCGTCGTCGACATGGCGCTGACCACGCTCTTGACAAGTGGGAAAATCCGGTTCAAGGAATGGACCGGTCATCGCTGTCTTATTAACGGCGATGATCTGTTGACCCGAGATGTCAGTAGCGGGGGGCTTGTCGACGCGATTGAGGCCGAAGGTACGCAAGTAGGCCTGGTCGTGAATAAGGAAAAGACAATGTCTGACCCTGAATACGGAGAAATCAATTCCACCGTATTCAAGAACTGCATTGAGGAAAAGAAAACGAATGTGAGTGCCTTGTGGATGGAGGAAGGTATAGAAGACGTAGCTGGGTTCGCTAGAGAGGCGACAATTTCGCCGAGAGGGTTCCGGATGGTGATGCTGGCCAACGTGTCGAGACTGGCTCGACAGAAAACAAAAACTGCGCATCGCCTTCCTGGTGACCTTATCTCAACAATCCTCTCTTCGAAGCGATTGAAGCACGCTATATCAGCCCGTCCTGCTGCCAAGATCCCTGAACTCACCAACCTATTCCCCGTCGTGCCATTGCCCGATGGTTACGGACTTTCGCGCGAGGAAGAGGTTGCGGTATTGCGCCGTGAGGTGCAAAGGGCCCGAGACGAGGAGCGATGGACCGACCTATACAGTCAACGCAAGAAAAGGAAGGTTCAACAAAGGGAAATGCTCGCTCTTCCTGGGGAGCGGCTACCGGGTCGTAAGATCTGGAAGTTGCTCCAGCCGAAAAAAACCACCCCGTTGGAAACGACTTTGTCGTGCTTCGCCCGGGAGTGGGAGCAGAAAAGAAAGGAAGCATTACTCGCGGATTCCGCTTTCGACGATCCAACTATGATCGTGAGCGACCTATCCGGGATTGACCGTCTGGTCGATTCAATTAGGTACTGGAAAAAGACAAAAGAAATGTTGGGCGTGCGCGCCGTTGAGGCCCCTGTCCAGTTAGATGAGGACTTTGTACCCCTGGGTGCGAACGAGTCTTCCTGGATATCCAATCCAGTAATGGGTTGTGACAATGTAGCGTCACGCTATGTGTTACCGTAAGGTGGCACCCGACCTGCGGGAGCGCGGGAGTTAACCCTACGGGGTGAGTTATCAGGAC